GTAATCACTAGTTGTAAAATATTCATAGACCCAAGTCACAGTATACTCCTCAATTGCGTCAGTTGTGTCGTAGGACAAATCTATCGCACCAATTTCACTAATGAAACAATTTTCCAAATTGTATGTTCGTATTGCAGTTCCAGCGTTATTGAGTTGTTCAATTTTAACGGTGCTTGTGTCTGAAGATCGATCACCCAAAGTAACATCAGTATAATCTGTTGTGTTGAACTTTTCTTGAAAATCTTCCAGAGCAGCTCGTACTTTAAATCCCTGATCACTGATCACGGTAGCTGTCCATTCTGCAAAAGTTCTATCCCCAGCAATTTTTAATCTTCGTCCTCGAAACGGAACTTCGATAACACCCAAAGTAGATGCGGGTAACGCGGCCGCTTTCGTTAGAAAGCCGGCCTGCGTTAACACGGCATCATTTGTGAATGCTGTTTTGTCATATGTCACTTGGAATAAATTCGAACGGGCGCCAACCCCGATAGCACTTCTTAACGATTGTAATGTTGACATTTTTATTTCTCCTTAATTGTTATCTATTAACCACCAATCTCAGCGAAACCAGCCGCACCAGCAACCGAAACAAAGTTGATCTGGATAAAGTTAATAGTACTAATCGGTTGAACAAAAATGTCACAAACAAATTCGTTAGCCTGAACCACAGAATCTGGGTTGTTAGTTTCATCACAGATGACCCTAAATTGATCAATTCCACGACCACCCTGAACAGACCGGAGGTATGAATTAACAATGTTGGTGAAAGAAGAACGAGTGGATGCTGTGTTTTGATCAAACAAAATGTCTCCAGCAGAATCACCAATCACTTCTTCGATTGTGATGAACAAACGACGGACATTGATGCGACTGAAAGCAGTTTTCTTGGCAGTGAAAGTCTTATCACCGAAAAGAACTGTTCCTCGACCAGGCTGTGAGAAGATTGGATTCACACCTAATTTGTAAAGTGTGTCTCTTTCACTTACGACAGGATTCCATGCCAACCGAACTGAATTCAGGATTCTACCAGCTTCATAACCAGCGGGAGAGAACCAAGGAGATGAGTTGTTGTCAACTCGTGCCATACAACCAGCAACATCAGCAGCACAAGGAACATATGCGTATACGTCGTTATAACGATCGTACATATATTTCCAGTTACAATCTGCAACAGCGTATGTTGAATTCGTGCAAGTTGCGACATATGCTGCAACATCAGCAGCTTCTGATCCAGCGTTACCAACAACATCAGCATATTCGGGTGAGAATACCGCAACACAATCTTTACGAGCTTCAGCAATTACGATTGCAGCGTTAACTACTGCCGCATCACCTTGGCCACAGACCAAGAAGTCTACAGTTAAGTTTTGTTTGTTTGCAAAAAATTCCATACCAGTAACACGTTCTGATGAACTGACTGCAGTACCTTCAGCACCACCATCAAGAGAATCTACATGAACTGATGCAACACCGCCATCGGCAAATGTTGTTCCAGCAGCTTCTGTTCCCCAGTTTGTAGACTGTTCGGCTACATCAGCAGTACCAGCCACAAACGTTCCTGTTGCACTGGTTTCGGCATTAACAACTGTAAATGTAGTTGAACCAACTGCGGTGATAACAAAAGTACCATTGTAACCTGCAGTGTCTGCGCCAGCTACTGTTACAGTCTCACCAACAACAAATGTGTGAGGAGCGTCTGTCGTGTATGTTGCGTCAGCAGGAACAGATGCACCGTCGACGGAAGTGACTGTTGCAGTTTTCGCAGCAACAGTAGCAACGTGATTACCCCAACGAATATATTGTGAAGTATTGTTGATTACGTTTTTGTAGTAGTTTGTGCCACCGTCGATCTTGCGAGCATCAGAAGCTTTAGATACCGACTCAAACTTCTCAAGAAGTGTGCCTGGCACACCAGTGATTTTTCCGTCTTCGTCAATAACAGCAACGTGAAGTTCGTCGTTAGAACCACCTAGAGCTGATACAAAATCAGAAGTGCCAGGAGCAACATCAAAGAACCCTTTGTATGGTGCAAAAGCTGCGTCGTCAAAACCAGCAGAACTTTCGCAGATAACTACTTTCAAAGAATTACCAAGAGCGCCGGCGTGTTTTGCGATCCAGTGACCAGCACCAGTTAAAGTTGCAGAAAGATACGCGTCGTCATTTTTTATTAAAGTACCAGACCCAGCTGAATCTGCGTTCAATGCGCCCGTTCCAGCAACACGTACTACATATTGTGATGCAGAATAAGCTAAATAACTTGATGCAGATAAAAAATCTACATTGTTTGTTAATGTTGGTTTACCAAATTTAGAAAGTAAGTCCGTCTCACTAGTTACTAAAGTTGCTTCATCAATTGGTCCCCAACTAAAAGCACCAACAGCAGCTGCTGTAGAAGTACCAATAGATCCAACTGAGGCTACCTGATCAGATTCGGTCAATTTAATGCCGGGTGATTGTAGGTTAATTGCCATTATTTTTCTCCTTCGTTAAGATTTTATAGTCGAAATACTCAAAATCATTTATATTACTTACCATTTATTTATAAAAATTCGTATTTTGAATTGTCATTGACGATTTGCCAATTTTGACCAGCACTGTCAGTGTATGTGTCATCTTCCATTCCGTTATTTATAATTCCAAAAGGCGCAACGTTTTGTTCTATCATATCAATTTGAGTTTTGTACATTTCTTGTCGAATATTAATATTGGTCAAGTCTTTAAAAAATGGATCAGAGAATAACCAAGAAAACAGCACCAAGGTCATGACAAGATCGTCATGATAACCATCGTCTGCCGCAAAACTGCCTTTTGATTGTATGAATGTTGATATTTCTGAAATGATTTCAGCGTCTGTTATTATAAGTTTTTTTTCTTCGACCAATGATTTAAATGTAGAACACCCAATCCTTTTAATCTTTTTATCAGTTTGTATCCCCATCTGTTGAGTTCCAGAGCTTCCAAACCCACTTGAGAGTTTTTGTCCTCGGCTACTTCGATTTACAAACAAAAGATTTTCATACTCATATTCATTATATAGTATATGCGCAACTTGTTCTGATGAGTTAATCTCTATTAATACAAATGCTTCGTTATATTTTTTTGCTAAATTGTGAATTACCGATGGATATAACAAAGGACTAATTCTATTATTCCTATATTTCACAGATATTTTAAAGGGAACTTCCGTAATATCAACCAAAGTAAATGCTGAATGATCACCACCAACGCCTTTAGCTGTATCAGCAACAATAACATATGTGTGATCTGGTTGTGGTTCTTCATATATGTCCAAACCATCTTGATGTGATATCGGTGGAATTGCAGACATCGAACCTATAACATCAGAATTGATTAATGTCAAGCTTGATCCAAGAAATTTACACAAAACTTCTTGATTATATTTCAAGTCGCCGAGCAATCTTTGTTGTTCTCTTGCCCAGTTTTCATCCCGGCCTGGAATCTCCCAGTAAGGTATAAAAAGATTTACAAATCCATTTCTATCGTTTTCTGCATCATTCCAGAATTTCCAGAAGTGATTATATCCAAGAGGTGTAGACGATAATAGAATTTTTGTTGTTTGACCAGCAGAAATTGTAGGATATACAGAGGTGAAAAAATCCTCGGCTACAGTATTTGGAATGATTGCCGCCTCATCAACATACAACATATTGACAGATCTACCACGAATAGCACTAGATGATGTTGCTGCAGTAAATACTTTAGAACCATTTTCTAATTCGATATCACCTTTGTTCCAAGTAGTAACCCCCTGTTGAAGCCACACAGGAAGGTGTTCGTACATAACTTGATACCGCGACAACACTTCTCTTGCTGCAGCGGCCTTGTTTGCGAGAATAGCTACCGTCCTACTGGGTGAAAATAAAGTATACCATAGAATGTATGCGGCCGAGGTTGTAGTCTTACCCTGTTGGCGACCTTCCATAAGAATAATACGACGATTGTCATTAATTACATTTATTTTATTTTTCTGACACTCGTATAAGTCAAATGGTTGCAGACCATTATCAAGTGTCACAATTTTACAGTAGTTTATGATGAAATAAATCGGATCCTTAGAACATTTTATATATTCTTCGATCTGTTCCTTTGTAAAATTGACAACAACCCCAGCAGCTTTTAAATTTTGGTTGCCCAAATATTGTGTGGTTGCCATATTATTTACCGATCAATTTTTGCAATTCTGCTGTACTACCTACAAAAAGTGTATTATTTACGTTAGTTACTCCAGATTTTTCTGCAACTTCTGTGTCTTTTTTAACATCTTTCACTTTTTTTGATAAATCTAACAAATCTTTGTTTGTGTCGGCAATAGTTTTGATCAATTGTCCCGCGACTTCGTAAGCTCTAGGACTTTCACCCTCTTTTGCAAGATACATAATATTTTCAATAACAGACTTGCCATTTTCAATTAAACCTTTTAAGTTGTTCCTAGCGTATTCGTAATCGTCTTCTACGTTGGAAACTTCTCTTGGTTGTTCGACCGGCATGACATCAATAATATTTTCATTTTCTGCTTGCCATTCGCTTGCCACTATAGTAGAATGACCGTGTAGCCTATCATCAGATGCATCAATTTCAAATATATCATTAAGTTTTTCGTCTACAGTCTTTTTCATTATGATACCGTTTCAGTTATGTTAAAAGAATTGTCCCCTGTATATGTATATTTAGATTCTTCGTCGCCGTCAGTATAAGAATCTACAAAATCATACGTAAAGTAAGCTACTTCAGCTGAAGTGATGTATTTTTGTGTTGATACTGGACCAAATAGATACCCTTTTACAGTGAAATCCAAATCCCAAGTAAGAATTCTGTTTGACTGGTAATCGCCTTCGTAAGTGTCGTCGGACGTAACATTGCCAAGTTCTATTGGAATGTCCAGTGTCGCATTAACATCCGGTAAAACTTTCATTGTTACAGTAAAGTCGGGCATAAAGAAAGGAACAATTTTTTCAACTAATTGCGTGCCATCTTCAGCATTTTTTGTTAGTATGCTGAGAGTAAAATTAAAATCATACGGAACAGGTGCAAACGTTTGCGGAAATGTTTTTGTATTTGGGTCTAAAGTGCCGTTAAATTTTGCGAACGAATTTAATTTTCTTGCTGGATTGTATCCCATGCTTGTCATAGCGAAACCTATCCTAGGTAGAATAGTCGAAACGGGTCTGTCAATACTTGGATCAGCTAAAACTCTTTCAATTTGTTTTTGTTTGGGCCCATATGAAACAGGAACATTTAGTGTTTGAGCTACTGCACCAAGACTATCAAACCTTTTTACTTGCATTTCGTTAAATATATTACCAAACATAATAATATATCTGCGCATAGTTCCGTGGTAAAAATCGTGTCCGAATATCATTTTTTAATTCCCAAATGGATTTGATTCAGAAAGGTCAAGAATATCATCGTCTGTTATCCTACTTTCGATAAATGCATTATCAGCTGTCACATCAGCGTCTTCCACTAATGGATTGATAGATGTGTCGGCACTCAAATCTGTTTCAATATCATCAAGTTCCGCAATATCTGTATCAATAACCTCACTAGAATACTCGTAACGATCAGCTTTGATTTCATATGTATATAATTTACCTAGTTGGAAAAACGTCTCAATCTTATCAACATATTTAATTTCATACATAAATCCAGCGACCGGCAAATAAATTAAATCACCCTCTCTAGGTCGCACGATGTCAGAATAATCATACGTCTGTTCTTTAATTAAATTATCATTATTCTCAAGGATTATGTTATGATTGTATTCTGTGAGAATAGATTCGGTCAAAGATTGTGTAAATCTTTTTTGTGCTACCGTAAATGTTATTGATTCATCTACTTGTAACCCAAACTTCGACAAAAACTCCTGTTGGCCAACAAACCCGTCGTAAGTTTTAATATACATTTCCATTTCAAGAGCATCGTCAAATTTTGTCAATGTATCTTCAGTATAAAGATAATCTAAGTTGATATGCGTTCTTGGTAAATAGTATGTATCAAGACCATAGATGCGAATCGCTTCTATAATTAAATCTTCTACTAGAGACTGTTCTTGAGCAACAACCGAGTATTGATTAAAGAATGCATTGCGGGCCATTAGGTTACCCCACCATATCGTTAACAGGTAATGAGTATGATGAGTTCATTTCTTCTTCCAACCGTGTCAATTCTTCAGAAGCTTCATCCCAAATTTTTTGGCCATTGAACACAACCTGACCAGGCATTTGAATTCCTTCAAACTTCTTTAAGTTTTCACCCCATTGTTTTTTAATGTGTGATGTTGCATATCTTTTTAACCAACGATCGTTCCAGACATCTGTGTATGTGTCGGGGTCGATAATTTCATAACACTCTAGGACGATATATTCACCAACACTTAACCTAGCACTCCAATCGGTATCGATATATACTTTGTCTGTGTGTCGATTGAATCTCAAACCCTGCATACCAACAAAAATCTCTTCCATTAATGCAATGTTTTGCATAGACATATAAAAGTTTGCTGCAGGCCCATAATTAAATGCAAACATATCATTTAACGACATTTGATATCTTATATTAAACATATTATTACTGGAAAATGAACTACCAATAGGTAAAACATTAGTTACTCCAATAATACTTTCCGGTAATGAAATGTATTTGTTGGTGATATCTTCTGCTGTGATTTCGCGAGAAAGATAAATCTTCCGTGTGCCGTCAAAGTGGTAGTCGTGATAGTATTCTAACGCAATTTCTACACAATCTTCGATCTGTTCGTCAGCCACATTTATCTCTAATAAAGGTGCGCCAAGTCTTCTTAGACAAAATTCTTTGAATTCTTCCCGTGTTGCAGGCTTGCTAATACTCATAGTTTTCCCATATTACATTAGAGTTTATCCTCTATTTATAATATGAGAAAACTTAAAGACGAATGTCTGTGCCTAGAATCCACTAGGCGTATGGTCTACGAATCGGTAAAGTAGCTGCCAGAAATCATGAAAAAACCCACGCCCGCACTATAACTAGGCACACTTGTTGTGTTGTTAGTTAAAAAATAGCCGGTAGTGCTGTTTAAAGAAATGTAACCATTGTCTGCGCCAGTAGTACGGTCATTATGGGTTGAAAAGAAAATGCCATAATTTTGTGAGGCGTTAGAAGATGCAAATGGAAGCCCGCTCCAACTTGCCTGCACTGCGGAAAATGTTGCTGATCCACCAGTATAGTATTGGAAAGAAACTTTGTTCCCTACTTTTTGGTAATATCCTAGAACTTGAGGCGAACCAGTCACGCCATTTATAGACATAGTCCACGTCCCTTCTTCGTAATCATTTAATACATTGCCAGTTGCCGTTCCGGAAGTCGCCGGCGAAGTCAAAGCACTAAAATCAATACCTTTACCGTCTGCAAATTGTAAATTTCCACTCGGATTAAACTGTGCGTGTTCTACTAAGGTAGTACTGCCAATTTGAGAACCACCAAAAACAATTCGCCCTGTGCCAGTATTAGGAAGACCATTACTAAAAGAAATATATCCACTAGGTCGTATAGGCTCCTCTTGATATGGAACATCGTTATCATATCCATAGTTACTAAAAATAGTACCCGACAGAGCCTGGCCAGTTACTGCAAAAGTAAGAGCGGCCTGATTAACCCCCAATGAAGTCCTCGTCCCCAATCTTAAAGCGGTGTGCGCATCCGTATAAGTTTCATCTAAAATACTTATATCCAATTTTGCATCATGTTGTATATCCGAAGTGCCAATACCAACATTGCCGCTTGAATCAATGCGCATGCGTTCTGTGTATGTTTCAGAACCTAAAGCACCTGAGTTTGTATAAACAATTAAATTTTCACCTGACGTTCCAATGGTGCTTCCAGTATTTGTTGATGTATTTTGAAACTCAAGATAACTAGAACCACCTCTGACAAG